ATTAGCTGTTTCTGCTTCTTGTATGTAAGTAAAGTTATAGTAGTTGTTGGCAGAAAAAGTAGTTGACACAGGTGTTATACCTGTACCTGGTCCGCCAACTATAGTTGTTGACATCCCTAAGTAAGGCGCACTCAATGGAGATTTTTTTATAACAGTAACATCTTGCTCTGAGAAAGATGAAGTTAAAGGTGTTGAGTATGTTTTGCTTGATTTGTAGTACGTTGGAATTAACGTGTGGGTAACAAAATTTACAGATCCTGCTTTAAACTTTTTAATGTTTATTTTTTTAGGTTCTGTATTATTGTCTGTGAAGAATAATAGATCGTCTATTATATTTATACCTGTAATTAAATAGTCTTTGCTAAATTTTAATATATTTTCAGTGTCTACTAAAACTGGTGTTACGTCACCTGTTTTTTGATCAAACTCAGCTATTATACTGAGAGCGTTTTTTCCAGAATCTGCATCAGTAGCTATAAACCAATATATACACTCTGTAGGCTCGTGTCTTATTGAGCCAATACATATAGGGTTGTATAAATTGCTTATGTAATTAGATGACCAATCACCAGTAGAGGAAGGGTTGCCTTTTAGCTCGGTGTTACCTTTTAAATTTTGTAAAGCACCAACATTGCTAGATTCAGAAGTTGACACGGTAACGTTCAAAGCATCTCTGTATTGACCGTTTGGAACCATTCTCTCATCGAGATCATGATTCATCTTCCCCTTAGTAAAGTTATGAATAAATTCTGGCATATTTTAGTGTTTTATAATCTTAGACTTACCTCTCATTACTTGAGTTAACTCTTCTGATTTTAAATTTGATAATCTTAACTTAGCTTGACGAGTAGCCGCAAACTTTTCTTTTTTAAATCTCATTACTAAGTACTCTTGTGTGTTTGCTCTTGTTGCTAGTATCGCATAAGCTATGTGCTTGTACATTGCCTCTTCAGCAAATTTGTGTACAATCATCTCACCATCTGTACCAAGAGAATCACTTACATATTTTAAAGTAATTATTTTGCCAGATAAGCTGGAGTCAAAAAATATTCTACCTCTTAGATTGTCTATAAAATAAACACCATTACTATTAGCAAACTCAGGCTCTAATCCATATCTAGCCCCTTGAGCTCCTTTATATCTTTCAAACTCATCTAAACTATCTGAATTTGTTGTGTTTCTATTTGTAGCGTCTCTAAACTTATCCCATGTTTCTGAGTTAGCTGCGGTTAATAAAGTTCCGTCAGTGTCAAAAGTGTAATCATAGCTACTATCCTGTATTAAGGCTTCTGGATTACTAGTTTTTCTAGTTGGCATTAATATTCTTTCTATACCATCATTATCTAACCAAGATAGTTTAACGTAGTTAACAAAGTCATGAGGTAACTTCATTGATAACGAAGGTGGTATCTCTATTTCTTGTGATTTAAAAGATTTTAAAGTATCGTAACTAAGCTCTGCTAAGCCTCTTTGTGCGTGGAAAGCAATATCTGCTCTTCTTATTTTACTTATTATCTTGTCTTCACCTACGTAAGATATAATGAAATTGTTTATTATGTTTTCTAATGAAACATACTGGTAGTTTCCAAACTGCTCTGTAGCTAATACTTCTCTAAGTAATATAGGTAGACCTAATAAAGGTGAGCCATCGGCAGCTTGTATGTTAGCGTTTATGTTAGTGTTATTAAATACTAAATTGTAACTATTATTAGGAGTAACGTCACCTGGGCTAGTACCATTATAAGAATAACTATTCTTGCTTACCTCTATGTTGTTTATAAATATTATTATATCAACTTGCTGAGTAGGTCTAGTTGCAAAATAAGCCACTGTAACTGGGCCAACCGTTAGGTTTCCAGAACCAGCTCCAATAAAGCTTTGACTCTGCTCGTAATAACCTTGTTGTGTTCCTTGAAATAATGGCATATCTTATTGTTTTTCTTGTTGGATTGTTTGCATTTCTTCTTGATTTGCAATTTGATACATTTGAACTTCCTTAGTAGATAAGCCAGCTAATTCTAATATTTTTTCTACTAAAGCAATCTCTTCTGATTGATGTAGTTGAAAGTTTACACTAGTAGCTGCATTATATAAAGCTTCACCATAAACCATTACGTAACCCCAGTTTGGAGCTGTTGGTCTAGCAACAGTATCGCAAGTTATAGCTGATATTATAGTTGCAGGATAAAGCTGTATTGTAGTCTCGCTTGTTCTAGTGTAAGCGGGTCTAATTAAGTTTGGAGTTGTTAGTGGAGACATCTCAAGAACTTGTATGTCTTTTTTGTTTAACTTTTCTACTATTCTAGCTACTCCGCTAGTAGTATGAATTACATTACCCAGTCTGTAATTAGCAGGAAGAGTTCCTACACCTGTGTTAGCCATAACCACAGCTACAGGCGGTGATTCAAATATACTTAACTTTTCTTCAAGTATATCTAGCATGTCTGAGTATTCTGTACTGTTACCGTGCAGTCTACCGAATTGATTTATGTCATAGAAATATTGTTCGAATATATCTAATTGAGCTTGCTCTGCAAATAAATTAAACTCTTGAGGTGTAACGTAACCACGTTGCTCTTTGTTTAATGTACTTAAAACAGTTTGATAAACAGTATCTACACTTACAGCCATAATTAATAAGGGAATTTTTTATTTAATGCTTGTTTTCTAGCGTCACATCCGCAGTCTATGCCCGTGATTTCGCTAACTTTATCTACGACTTTTTTTATTCCAGTCGCTTTTGTGATGGCTTCAACCGTATCGCCGAAACCTTTATGTTTCATGTTAAAGGCCATATAATATATTTAAGTAAATGTAACCGCCCGAAGGCGGTCACTTTACATTGTTTTTATTTTAATTTTTTGGATAAGTTTTTAAACAGTTCCATTCCATCGTCAGTTTTAAAGAAAGCAGCTAAAGCATTCATAGGGTGTTCATCGTAAGGAACAGCACATATTTTCTTGCCATTAGGATAACTAAAAACTCTTTGATCGGCTGAAAGTTTAATTAAGTTGTTTTCAACAAACTTTGCTCCAATGTTTTTTAATTCTACATTTTCATCATTTGCTAGTTGTAAGAACATTCCTGGATTTCTCCTAGCCATTAAAAGAACATCTCTTTTAATTTCTTTACTTGTCATGTTGTTTACTTCACTACCAATTTCTGATCTCAGTATAGCTTCAGCAGCGTCTACATCTAAGGACTTAGCAGCAATAAGAGCGTTAATCTCGTATTCCATGTAAGCTAAATCATCTGTTGCTTCTTCTATTTTGTTGTATTCGCTATAAGTACGATCTTTCATAGGGTGATATAGTGATAACAGTTTTTGTAAACTCTGATCCGATTTTGGAACAAATAGTTTACCGTTTCTCATTATAATTCTACCTAAAGTAGCATTGCCATCTTGTTCGTCCACAAATGGAGACCAATGGTTTGTTGCGTATTTAAGTTCCCTATTATAACCTTCTACTTCGTCAAAATAAAGTAAAGGTCTTTCTGATGTATGTAAAGAAGGTATTGAAAAAACAATAGGCTTGTGTCTACCGTTTAGTTCATATAATCTATCTTTGATTTCCCAACCGTCTATTTTGGTTGGAGTTTTTCTTTTTGTTTTTTCCATGATATAATATAATTAAATAGTTTAAATAAAAGTAATAGTTACCCCCGTTGATATAACGAGGGTAAGAATTACTTAGTTTTGTATTATGATTTTTTCAATAATACGAAGTTGTTAGCAGCTTGTACACATAAACATCTTTCTGATAAGAAGTTTACAGTCATGCTATCTAAGTCAGAAGTATAACTTCCACCAACAGATCCTGTAATCCAAGATTTCATTTTTCTATCATCTGCTTCAGAAGCTCTGTAACGGATGTGTAAGAATGGTCTTGAAATATTTTTCCCCATTGATTGGTCATATACTGTTGAAGTACCAGCTGGTACAATAACACCTTCTACGTCAGCTATTAATCCACGAGTAGTAGCATCGTTTAAGTATTTCCAGTCAGACTTGTAGAAATCGTAAGATCCACGTCTAAATCCAGAGAAACCTAAATTTAAAGCCATATCCTCAGAATTGTCAAATACACCGTAAGATGTACCACCAGCTCCGTAAGAATTTTGATTAGCTAACATTTTATCAATGCTTAAAGCAGTAGATCTATCTAAGAACATCATGTTCTCTTCGATAGCTCCTTGCTTATCAAGCTCTTGTAAGATAGCATCAAACTCATCAATTCCACCACCAACGCAAGCGTTAGCAAATCCTTGATTGTTATATACTAATCCTCTTGATTCAATAGCAGCAAATAATCCTTCAGATCCAGTAAAAGTAGCAGATAATCCAGATGCAGCAACAGCTTTTTCAGCTTCAATCATTGCCATCTCTAATTTATCTTCAAATCTAATTCTAGTTTCACTTTCAGATTTTAAATACCAAAGGTACCCAGAAGCACCAGCTTCAGTAGCAACTTCAACCCATCCAATTTGTGCAGTATCAGATCCACTAATTTCATACTTACCTTTCATAATGATAGGTTTGTTATCAAATTTAGTGAATGGAGAATCTACAGATTGTTGAGACGCGTTGTCTGTTCCTTTTCCGTATTCAGAACCAAAGATGAATAGTTTTACTGCAGCAGCAGAAAATCCAGCATCATTAGCACCACCTAGTACAATACCAGCAAAATCGTAAGCAGATACTACTAAAGTAACAGTTCCAGCAGGTTTGCTTTGTACTCTTGCTTTTACAGTTAAATTCCCTTGAGAAACAACTAAAGTGTCACCTACAGAATATAACGCCCATTGTTGAGCAGCAGTTAATCCGTCACCATTTCCAACGGGATCAGCAACTAGTGTAATTGTATCGCTTGTTGCGTTTGTGTTTGCGATTGTAGCGTTATTAGATGCTACGTGAATTCTACCTTGTTCAGACCAAACTACTTGATCAGAAGCCATTGGCATTTCAGCACCAACCATTCTTAAGAAACCAGAGATAGTACGGTTACCGTATCTTTCTACTTCTTTCTCGTAAACTTCTGGTAAGAATTGCTTAGCAAAGTTAAAATCATTATCAGCAATTGACAAATAGTTATTGTCAAATGCAAGTTTGTTTGGGCGAGGTACCACATGTGATAACTCAGCGCCAGTTCCAGCTAAAGCCATAATTTTTAATTTTTAGTTTTATTAATTATTTATTTTTTTTGAAACCCCACTTAAAAGATGAACCATCTGCATCGACAGCTCTGTAAGTAGTACCTGATTTAGGTGCTTCTCCTTGAGCTTTTCTAGGATCCATACTAATGTTTTTTGTTTGAGAAATACTCTGTCTCATAGCATCAGACTTTCCTTGTTCGTAAAAATGGTTTGCAATTGCATCGGGATTCATTGCGGTGAATAAAGATTTGTGATAACCCGCAGCGTCTTCCATCTCATTGTTTTTATTAAGAAACTTCTTAACAAAATTATTGATGTTACCTTGTGTATCTTTAACCTCATTCGGGTTTTTAACATTAAACCTATACCTCTTGTCTCCGACTTTATATTCAAAACCTTTGAATTCGTCATTAAAAACTTGGTTAGTTTTATTGTTGAAAGTTTGAGTTTGCTTTTCAGCAACCTCTTGATTTTTATTATATCTGTTGAAAAAATCTACAGCCTTTTTTTGCTCAGGAGCTAACCTAGAGCCGCCTTTGATTTCTTCATAGTATTTATCTTTTAAGCTATTAAGATGATTTTTAGCGTATGCTAATTCTTCTTTTCTAGCTAATTTTTTTCTTTTAATATCTCTTTCATCTTCAGTATCTTCTTCAATAGAAAACTTATCTTCTATCAAAAAGTTTATCTCCGATGGATCTAAATGAGGTCTTGTGTTTTGATAATACTCAACTAGCAATTGATCTTCATTTAAAGCATCCACGTCTTGGTTAAGTTTAACATAGTCTTCTAAACTTCCACCAGTCTCATCTATAAAGTCTACAACTTTTTGAATGTTTTCTGGTAAAGGTTTTCCAGTTTCTTGAGCTTCAACAACTGCTTCTGCAATCTCCTCAGCTTTCTCAACAACCTCTTCTTCTGTTATTTCTTCTAAAACAGTAGGCTCTTTAGGAGCAACCTCTTCTTCAATAACAGCTACAGGTTCTTCAACCTTTACTTCTTCTTTAACTTCTTCAGCAACCTTGCCTTTTTCTGGCTTAGTTACTAATTTGTCAAAATCTATTTTATGTGTACCATCTTCTTTGACAGTAACTTCAGGTACTAGATCACCTTTTTCAGTCTCTTGAGCCTGCGGAGTTATTTCTTCCACTACCTCTTCGACTACTTTTTCTTCTTTAGCCATAATAAAATATTATAAAATTATAAAATTAATTACATAGGTCCAAACGAACCTAAGTCAAAACCACTCATATTATCATTTCCAGATGACTCAAATTTCTTTGGTGGCGCGTCGTTCTGTCTTTGGTTTATCAACTCACTTTGTTGACTAGCCTGTATTTTTGTTCTCTCGTCTTTACGATCTTCTTTGTATTGTTCTTTTCCCTTAGCATTATCAACCTCAGCATTTTTTAATTCCATGTTAAACTGAAACTCCAATGCCATTAACTCTTTCTTTAGCATTGCTTCTGTTTGCATTTTTTGATTAGCTATTTCACCTTTCATTTGCTCCATCTGTGTTTCTATTTGAAACAGTTGTTGAGCTTTTTGAACCTCAGCTTGAGCTGCAACTTGTTGAGCTTGTGCATTTGCCTGTGCTTGAGCCTGCATATTTTCTTGTTGCATCTTCTGCTCTCTTTCTTGCTTTTTCTTTCTACGTATTTTTAACAGTTGATTTGCAAGTTTTATATTTTTTAACTCTCTAAGATCAATAGCATCTTCTAGATCAATTAATCCTTGAGCTATAGCAACTTGTATGTTTTGTTCTAATATAGCTTTTTGTTCTTCATCAGGAGTAAGCTCTATGAATATTCCAAAATCATGTAAATGTAATTTAGCTATATCTTCTAGCACTCCAACATTTTGATTACCTATTTTTTGTATAAAAGCTTCTTTTGTTGGTGAAAACTCTAATATATCAGATATTCTAAGAGACAAACCTTCCGCAAGCTCTTGTGTCAAAGCTAAACCAGAATTTAATATATGTCTAGTAGCCGTGTTTGAGTTAGCAGCAGCTAGCTTTTGAACCCCAACTAACGCTCTACTATCAGGAGTGCTACCATCTCTAGCTTCGTTTAAACCAGTTACATCTCTTATCATTTGCATGTAATAGTTGTAGTTGGTTATTAAAGTTTGTATTTTTTGACCACCAGATCCTGATTGTATTTCTTGAATAGGTACTTTACCTGGGTTCATGTCTCCTTCAGAAGTAAAAGATCTACCTATTATAGATCCCGTCTGAAAGAACATATTTAACGCTTCTTGTGGATTATAATTAGTTCCATTGCCTAAATCAACCTCAGCTAAACCATCAGCGTCTAAATAAACACCGTCTGGTACCATTCTAGACATTACTTGTTGTAGTTTTAAATGAGTCAACTGTATCATGTCAGCAAAACCTGTTATACGTTTTACTAATGAATCAATTCTACCCTTATACATTCTAGGAGCATTAATAGCGTAGTTCATTTTAACTTTACTATAGTCGCTTTTAGGTCTCATCATGTTTTTAGCTAACTCCCACTTTAATAAGTAGTCTGTTCCTAAAATTAAACAACCTTCATATAAAACTTCTAATGACCTTGATATTTTACCAAAGTTACCTGTCATTTCATTTATAGGTGGATCAAATGTATCGTCTCTTAGTATTATTTTTTCTGCACCAGTTGAAGTTTCTTTAACCTTGTAAACCTCGTTCATATAGGTTTTGTAGTTAAAATATAAAACTTGAATCTGGTTTTTATCGTCGTAATAAGAAGAGTTGTATCTATTGCTAGAGTAACTATTCTGATGTATGCTTTGACTTTGTATAGATTTTAAATCCTCATCAGTTAGATTTGGAAATTCTTTTTTAAGTTCGTTTATAGGTATTGTTTTTATTTCACCTACGTAATATATATCTTGAAAGTCTGGATCTTCTGTATAAGAATAAACTATATTAGCTGGATCCACATATTCAACTTTAACTCCTTCTGATTGTGTAAAAGTATTTTTCACGCAGCCTATACCTATTGTAGCTAGATCGTAGTTAACTCTTCTTTTTGTTAGATCATATCTGTTACCTTTAAGCAATACGTTTATAGCTTGCTCTTCAGCTAACTCTATACCTTGCTTGTAACTTAATTGCATATGAAGATCTAACTCTTCTTGACTGTCAGGTAGTTTGTCTGGAGCGTTTTCAAATAATGCAATGCCAAAAGCTTCTTGTGCAAAAGCACTTAACTCTTGTGTCTGCATGTCTCTCATTATAGATTCCATGTACTTTGTTCTCTTACTTATACCGTAAGGATCTTGAGAGTAACATTTTATATCAAATGATCTTTCTGATATACCGTTAACTACTATATCTACAAATTTAGGAACAACAGGTACTGGTTTCCAATCTAAGTTTAAGTAGCTTAAGTCACCGTTTACAGATAATTCATCTTTGTATTTTTGAATAGGTTGTTCACCTCTAGCATAAAGCCTTAGTTTATGAAACTCAGCTTGGTGCTGATTGTATCTTTGATTAGACGTAGATCCATCAAACCACTCGTACTCAATGGCCTTACCTACTTGTAATCCATACTCAGCACTTAATTTCTCTGCGTCAGGTACAACTTGACTCGGAAAATAACCTTTTACAACTGACTCAGCCATATTAATTTTCTATTAGTTTTGATTGCATACCGGATTGTCCGTATTTAGCTATGCTTAAGTTTAATTTTTCTTTTTTCATAATTGGGTTTGCTCTGTACAAATGTCTGTTACAAGCCATAACAGCTAAACCTGAACTAATAGCCGCATCAAACTTTGTACGATTATTAATGTCAAACTTTGCCCAGTCTTGCAACGTTTCGTTAAAATAACATGTTCCATATGTATTATCAGACTTCATTCCAACATGATCTTGTATATACATTTCAATAGCAGCAGCGTGTGCTTGCTTAATATCTTCACTTGAGTTTGGTATTCCACCTACTTCTTTTTCAGCAACTGATAATTTATTCCAAATTCTATCAGGCCTATTCATTGAGTAACCTCTATATCCACGTCTTCTTAAATAATATAATAAACGAGGCTTATTGTTTTCAGCTAATAATGGCATACCGTAAAAAACTAAAGCCATTAAAACATCTTCAAAGAATATCTCAGCGGTTTGTGGTCTTGCTACGTATTCTAAAAAAAATTGGTTTGGTGGACAATCTTCCATACTAAACTTTGTTAACCCGTGTAAAGCTCCGTTAGAACCTTTACCATCAACAGTTCCTGATATGTCATAACTATCACAACCAAAAGCACCCATGTGTTCGTTGCCTGGGTATCTCATACCATTTTTAACTATACTAGCGTTTTGCCTATTTCCAGGTGGTACCCAGCTAATTTTAAATCTACCAGCTGGATTTGGATAAAACATTACTGTTGAATCTTTTATACCATTAACCCATTGAAAGCTACCAACTGTTACTTGAGAATCATTATTAAGATCCTCGTTAAAATCTATTTGTTCGTATATTTTTGCTAAATTAAATATACTGTTTTTAGTTTCGTCCCTAAACGCGTGTTCTTCTGTTCTAGGAAATTGTCTGTAGAACTCGTTTAAAGCATCTCCATCTTCTTTTAAACCATCAACTTCATTTTGCCAGTGCTCTAATATGCCACTGTTTATAGATTCACCATGCGGTCCAAAACTTTCTTGCTCGGGTGTGTCGAATACAGGTATGCCATTAGAGTCAATGAATCCTTCGTAGTTCCATTCCATAGGTATGAACAAACTATATAATCCTGAGCTAGTCTGTCCATTGCGGTTTCTTTTTGTAACATCTGAGTTTCTGTATAGTTTCTTAAAATTATCACCACCTTTATCTAAGGCGTTTGATGTTGATCCCATCATACATTTACCTATAATCCTAGAACCTAATCTTAATGTTGTTTTTGTGACTCTCCAGTTGTTTAATATATTATTAGGTCTTTCCCACTTACCTGACTCATCATGCACTAAGAGCTTTAGTTTTTCACCATCGTAACTGTTGTCACCTGTGTTTTTCCAATCTATAGTTGTATCAAGACCTTCTAATTCTTCTGGTTTTTCAGAGCTAACAATACTTCGTCTTGTAAGTTTACTCGCAGGTACTCTATAGGCAAGTTCTGTTTTTGGACGGTCCATACCGTCTTGTATTGGTTTGAAAAAGAAAGGGTAGTTGATGGATATTGGTACAACCTTGTCGGTAAACATTTTTTTAGCATCTGGTCCTGACTTTGATAAGATACCAAATCTAGCATCAGATGATATTGTGGCTTGGTTGACTGTTTCTCCAGAAGCCATAAAAGAGAATCCTGAACGTCTGTTTTTAAGGTAGCACATTCCGTAACATCTTGTATCTGCTTTGCAAGCTTCCCAGAATATGTAGAATAATCTATTTGCTTCTCTAAAGTCTGGTTGCCCAACATCAATCTTGGACCACTGCAGGTACATGTAATGAGTGCCAGTAATGTAAGTAGGAACACCTTTGTTAATGTACCAAAAACCTTCATCTCTTTTTTTGAACTCATTTTCTATGTAGTCTATATATTTTTTCTTGAAATCATCTGGATAATTCTTCCAATCAAATATTGTTTTTATTCTTTTAAGTTCTTTAGGATACTCAGTTACTTCCCATTTATTTTCACTAAACTTATGAGGGCTTGTTAATTTAGGTAAAGCTATTTTAAAATTTTGTATTTCATATATCTCACCTATTTCACCCGTCTTGCTTATAACAACAACGTCATGTTCTTTGTTATAACCATATTTCCATTTTTTAGACTTATTAAGTCTTTTTATGGTATTTATTTTTATAGGTTCTACAACCTTAAATAAAGTTTGCTTGTACATTACTTAGATCTTCTTTCAGCAAATCCACCAAAAGATGTTTCTTCAACAACCTCTTTAGTTTTATTGTTTAACATATCTTCTTCGTCCTGTATTCTATTCAATATTTCAAAAGCATCGAATATAGCTAGTTTTTTTGTTGCAGCAGCATTCTTAAGTCTATCAGCTGTTATATCATCTCCTGAATCTACAATAGCTTCTTTAGCTACTTTGATAAGTTCCTCAACTGCTTTATGCCCAGCTTGGATTATACTCTTTTTCGTTTCCTTGATATTCATATTTAATTGTAATTGCATTAGTGGGAACTCGGTATAACCTCTGCCCGTCTATTATAAACTCATATTCTGAATTAGGTGCAAACCCAACCAAAGAGTTTAAATATATATCTTTATCCATCAAGTCTGGATCTATATGTTTTATAACACCTTTTAGAGGTGCTTCCTTGTCTATAGAGAACTTATCTGTATTTTCTAATGGTTGTATAAAGCTAAAGCCTTTAACAGCTCTCCAGACGTCATTTCTTTTATAAGCGAATATTTGATCTGGCATAACAAAATACATGTCTTCTTTATAAAAAGACTTTGAGTTTTGTTCTCTATTCTTAATATCTTTCCATCTTCTAAAGACATTGTGATGTACTATAACTTCGTCACCTTGTCTAACCTCTGTACAACCTACTGTAGGTGTCTCTAAAACTATAGCATTTCTACTAACGTTTTGGTGAGTAAAGATCTCAGTGTTTAATATAAGATCTTTATCACCTACTTTTTTAATATTGTTGTATCGGGTTTCTTTTGGTTTGATTATAAAATTGGTTACACTTTTCATTAATAGTCCAAGTTATACTCAACTGATATGGCCATGTTTTTGTTGAAGTCTTTCCAAGGTAAAACATTTACACCCTTCTTTATAAATACAGAGTATTTATCTTTGTTTTCAACAATGCAATCTATAGTGTGACCACCATAAACCTCTTGCCCTACAGAGTAGTGCATGGAGTCATTTTTATAATCTTTACCTATACTAATCTTTCTTACTAGGCTCATCTTCTTTTATTTTCTCTATAGAACCATCAGTAACATTTATACTAACTTTTCCGTAAGTATTTTCTAAATCATCTTGAATTTTTTTAAGTTCTTCAGATTCAATTATAGCTGCTTGATGTAGTAGTTGATGCTTTTGCACTTCCACGTCTCCTATTCTTAATTTTATTTGATTTAACTTACCAATTACACCCTGTAATTCTTCTAATTCTTGTTTTTTAATTTTTTTTGCCATTTTATTATATTTAATTATTAATCCTATATATATTAATCACTTATTTATAGTGATTTGTAAATTACTTAGCGGTTGTTAGCAACCCGTTTTTAAATGTATACGTTACTTTACCTACAGCAAAGCTAGCTGTTGCACCGCTTACTGAGGCATCACTACCCGCTGCACCGGTTGCTCCTTGTGGTCCAGTTGATCCTTGTGATCCAGTATTTCCTTTCGCTCCTGCAGCTCCAGCAGCACCAGCGGCTCCAGCAGGTCCTTGCGGTCCTGTTGCTCCTGTGCCTCCTTGTGGACCCGTTGACCCAGTGGCACCTTTAGCTCCAGCTGATCCATTTGATCCGTTACTTCCAGCGTTACCAGTGTCACCCTTTGCGCCAGCTGGCCCTGTTGGTCCTGCTGAACCTGTACTACCTTTAGCACCAGCACCACCGTTTGAGCCATTACTTCCAGCGGCACCGGTTGAACCCGTACTACCTTTTGGCCCCGTTGGTCCTGCTGAACCAGTATCTCCTTTACCACCCGCGGATCCGGCTGACCCGGTGTCACCCTTATCTCCTTTACCACCAGCAGAGCCAGCAGCTCCGGTATCACCTTTGTCGCCTTTTCCACCATTTGATCCATTGCTTCCAGCACTACCTGTAGCGCCTTTTGCTCCAGCTGGTCCTGTTCCACCTGCGTCACCAGCATCTCCTTTAGCCCCAGTTGATCCTGTACTACCCTTAGCCCCAGCTGGACCTTGTATTCCTTGTATTCCTTGCGATCCAGTATCACCTTTTGCGCCTTGTGATCCAGTGGAACCTTTATCACCTTTAGCCCCATCGTCTCCGTCAGATCCCGCAGAACCTGTGCTACCTTTTGGACCAACGCCTCCTGTTGCACCAGCGTCTCCCTTAGGTCCTTGTGACCCGGTACTTCCTGTATTACCTTGTATTCCTTGGTCTCCTTTAGTTCCTGTAGAACCTGTAGAACCTCGAGGACCTCTATCTCCATCACTACCCTCATCACCCTCTTCACCTTGGATGCCCTGTATTCCTTGGTCACCCTTAGCACCATTTGAACCTCCAGATCCAGTATTACCCTTAAGTCCTTGAGGACCGGCTGCTCCTGCACTACCTGCTGCTCCAGTATTACCTTTTAATCCATTAGATCCATTAGAACCTGCTGAACCTGTATCACCTTTGTTACCTTTGCCACCAGTAGAACCAGTATCACCTTTTGCACCAGTACCTCCTCTTGAAGCAGCTGAAGATGAATCACTACCAAAAGCGTCTTTTATAAACGCGTGTAATTCTTCTACGTCAGCTCTAACATCTTCTAATTGTTTTATTAAATATCTATTTATTTGATATAAACCATCGTCATTAAATATATCGCTAATATCCGTAAGAGCATTAAGATCATCAGATATTTCTTTTGAAACAGTAAACTCTCCATCGCTACCTTTAGAGGCTCTAGCCCCAGTCGATCCTTGTTTAAATAGCTTCTTGCCTCTTATGTTATCATTTATATTTGCCATAATTATACTTGATCTAATTCCATTATTATAGAAGCGGCAACGCCTCTCCAGTATTTACTAGTTGCACTTTTACTATATCTAATTCTAATTCTATCTCCTTTTACAAATTCAACATTGCTTCCAGTTGGATTGTATTCTATGTAACCACCATCGTTTGTTGAAGTAGCTGTTAATTCACCTGATGTTGTAAAAGTTGAACCACCTTTATAGACTTGTAGCTGTGTAGTAAAACTACTACTCATAGTTCCATAAACATGTTGCATTACTATTCTTTTAATTCTACCTGTACATGGAGCAGCCCAGTGAACATAATACTGAGCAGACGTAGTATCTGATGTAGTATTAAATGGCATATAAATATAACTAATAGTAGATGAGTCATCTGAGAAATTACTATTTAATACGAATTGACTTTTATTAGCTCCCAATGCTATTTTAGTGTCCGATAAATTACACCTAGCACTTTCACCTTCATTAGAAACTACAACAAAATCTGTTATTTGTGGATCATCTCCATCAATGTTGTTTAATTCTGTAAAATCTAAGCTAACAGTTGGTGTTGTTGTTGCGTTAGAAACATCTAAACCAGTTCCTACGTTAACTTGTGTAACCGTTCCTGTATTGGTTGTATATCCTGATCCGTTTGTTAATTGATTGTTATTGGTAATAACAGTTGTAGTATTAGGTACATTTAATGCAGATCTCATTTCAGCAGCAGTTAATGCTCCTAAATCTGATGCGGATTTCCATTGTGGAAATTCATTAGCATTTATTGTTCCTGATTTAGTTACCGTACCTACGTTGGTTGTATACCCAGCACCGTTAGTAATAGCGTTGTTGTTTAAAGATATGTTTGCTGAACCATTGAAACTTACACCAGCTATAGTTCTTGCTGTTTGCAATACAGTAGCAGAACCTGCGTTACCTGATACAGTTGTTTGAGCTCCTGTTAAAGTAGTTCCATTAACAAGGATGTTTTTATTAAAATAAAAACTAGGTCTATCTGAGTATATATGAGCGTGACTCGTGTTCATTGCCCCTATTTGAATATAACCACTAGCTGTATTTATTTGAACATAACTCGATGCGGTAGTTATAGCAAGAACGCTAGGGCAAACAATACCTCCGGTTAAATCAATATTACCTGTTACTTCAATACCACCAGTATCTATTCTTAGACTTTTAGCACTGCTCATGCCAACTCCATCACCAACTCTAAAATCCATTGTTTCAGTTGCGCTGCTTATGATACCTGTTATTTCAGAACCAGTTTCAAAACCAATAGATCCAGTACTACCATCTGCTGTTCTAACGTTTAATGCGCTTGCGTTGTTCTGAGAACCAGCAACGTTAACTTTTCCTGAGAAAGTTGAATCTGTTAAAAATTTAGACATTTGTTATATATTAAATTAAAAACCGACCCCGAAGAGCCGGTTAAATATTATTGTTATTATGCTGTCACTGGTTTAAGTAATATACCATAAGCAGAATCAGCTACACTGCCTTTCATTGTTATAGTAACTGTTGCCGAGGCTCTAGCTACATCTGCGTAAACAGTAGCATAAGTTGAAGCCTCGTGTAATTCCACTTGTATAAATCTACCGTCTGGGTCTCCAGATCCATAAAAAGTAGCTAAAGTTATAGTAAATATAGTAAGACCGTTACTTCCTACGTTATAAGTTCTACCAATACCACTAACACCAGAGTTAAGCAGAGTTTGTCTACCTTGTATGTTATTAGCAAGCATAGAGTGCTCAACAGCACCAGCTTGTATTGTAGATGTTCCAGTTACGTTTCCACCTCCAGTAAATGAAGCTGAAGTCCATGCAACATCACCAGTCATAGCTATTGTTCTACCAGTTGCTAAAGTTGTTGCTGTTCCTGCAAGACCAGTTGTATTTTGATTTAATGTAGGGAATGTACAATTAGTTAAAGTTCCAGATCCAGGTGTTCCTAAGACTGGCGCTGTAAAAGTAGGTGACGTTAAAGTCTTATTTGTCAACGTCTGCGTTACTGCAAGCTGAACAATATTGCTATTAGTTATACTTGTTATCTTAGTAGCTGTAGCCGCGTTACCTGTCGTACTTTGATTAAAAGTTGGAAAAGTAATGTTTGAAGTATTTCCAATAGTAGGAGACGTTAAAGTCTTATTAGTTAAAGTTTGAGTAGTAGTTAACTGAACTATATTACTGTTAGTTATACTATCGATCTTAGTTGAAGTAGCTGCATTACCTGTCGTGGCTTGATTCCATGTTGGAACTGTTCCAGTTAAACCTGTGTAAGCTACAGCTGATGCTGTGGCTGCATTACCTGTACAAGATCCAGATGAACCTGTTGCGTTACCACTTAAATTTGCAACTACCGTACCTTTTACAGCTATAGCACCTGTGCCCGCTGGTTCAGTTGTTGCAAGACCAACTTGAAATAATGGAGTAGCAATACCAGAACTAGCATCGTAAAACATTGTTGGGAATTTTGTGCCAGATTGCACAGCTTTACCGTACCAACCAATGTCAACTGAATTAGCTGTGTTGTCTTTAGCATACTTCATCATGTTGTCACCAATAGCGACAGTAGTTGAATCTACAGTGGTAGTTGTACCATTAACAGTTAAATCTCCAGATATTGTAGCGCTACCAGCAACTGTTAAGTTATCTCCAACAGTTACTTCTGAAGTAGTATGACCAATTGTAACAGTGTCACCTGAAGTGTCTGTACCTATTGTTATAGCTGAACCATCGGCAATAATAGCATCTAGAGATATACTACCAACGTTTGTTATGTTACCATCCGAAGCATCGAAGCTACCAGCTGATATCGCACTACTACCTACATCTATAGCTCCAAAACCTGATGTTATAGAACCAGAGTTTAAAGCTCCTACACTTGTTAGTGAAGAACCTAATATTGTTGATTTAAGAGAAGTTCCACTTAACGTAGAACCTGCTGCTGTTATTGTGATAGCGGCAGAACCATCAAAATCCACACCATTAATTGCTCTAGCTGTTGTAAGTGTTGCAGCAGAACCTGTAGTGTTTTGATTAAAGGTTGGAAAAGTAATATTAGACGTGTTACCAATAGTAGGTGCAGTTAAAGTTTTATTTGTTAATGTTTGCGTTGCAACAAGTTGAACAATATTACTGTTTGTAATACTAGAAATTTTTGTTGCTGTAGCAGCATTACCTGTTGTTGATCCAGAAGATCCACTTACATCACCAGTTACGTTACCAGTCAAAGGACCAGAAAAAGCATCTGAAGTTACGGTGCCATCAAAATAAGCATTTTTAAACTGTACGCTAGAAGTACCTAAATCTATATTATTTGTTGTAGCTGGTTTAAGCACGCCAGTCCCAAGTGTTATACCGCCTTGACCATCGTTATTACTTATAAGTCTTACTTGGTTAGCAGCAGAAAAATCTATTCTAGCGTCATTTGATGCTCTACCAACTATTAAACCAGTATTGTATATACTTGTTATAGTTGTTTGTCCAGGTGTTACCTCCATGTCATTAGCGTTGGCAGTAATACCATCTCCACCTATAACATTCAACGTTGGTATTGGACCAGTCAAACTTGTACCAGTCATACCAGAACCAGCTACAATAGCTGTTAAATCACCAGTTGCAGTTCCAGTTCCTAAAGCAACAAAAGCAGTTCCATTGTGGTACTTAAGTTTATTGCTATCACCGGTGTCTACATAAATAGCACCAATTGACGCGGTTGGTGCAGTTCCGCTTGAAAACAATCTTGCGTTTTGAAGAACGTTATCATTGATGTTTAAATCAACTAGATATTTTAATGCCATTTTTTAATTTTTGTTAGTTATTGTTAGTTTAAGTATGCTTTCCCAGCGTTAGCACTGGATAAATTTATTGTTAGTTGGTTATTGCTATTATATGTAACTTCACCTACAACAGTTGTTTCTGTTGCTGTTACTATTGTTACTGATGGTTTTTTTCCTAAGTTATGAGTTATCACCCATTGAGCAGCAGCGTTTGTTTGAGTATGCACAAAAGATAAATCACCTTTCTTGCTAGTCATTACATAGAATTGCTCATAAACAATATTACCGGCACCTCCAGTATTGAAGAGAGCCAGTGTATAAAAGTTGTTATCAGAAGCAAGCGCTGTTGCTGAGTCTAGAGTATAAGATCCAAAGTTGTTTGGATTGTCTATATCTGTTATAGTAACCTCTTGGCCAACCATGTTTAATAAGATGTTCTGAGCAGTGTTAGTTTCACCGAATGCAAATTTACTCACTATTATACTACTGATTGAAGTAAACGCCTTAGTCGCGTTCCCGCCAACTATGCTTATATTCCCAGCAAGGTTAGCTCCTTGGTTATATCTATAACATATCTGAGGTTGTCCAGACATGTTAAACTTACTTATAGCTTTACCTATAGATGCTATTTGGTAGTTTTTTGTAGTACCACCATTGTCAGAACCTAGCAGTAAGTCTGTTTTATCTATATTTCCATCTAGTGGATATTGATTTAATCTAGCCATTATTTAGATATTTTCTTGAATTTTTCAGCACCACGAGAACCAAAGTAAGCTACGTAAACCGTTATTAGTAATGATTTCAATAAGTCAACCCAACCTGAATCAACATCAAAAGAATCACCTATGCTATCAGAGAATATTAATAATACCATAGATACAGTTAAAAATATTAGTGTAAGTGGGCGTGTATTTTTACTTAACCATGAATCGCTTTTCATGTCGCTGGCCCAGCGCTTACTTATCTCTTGCATTTCAACCATATCTTGTTCTAATAGCTTTAAAGCTTTTTCTTTATCTTCAGCTGGCATTGTTTCGTCTTTTGAAATAAGATTTTTTACAACACCAAATAAACCGTTATCAGGTAGTATGTCACCCACGGTTCCTAATATACCTGGAGCTACTTTTGATAAAAATGCTCCGACCTTTGTTTCACTAAATTTCTTTTTAGGCATATTAAAACTTTATTTTAAGATTACCACCTATGTTACTACCGAATTGTCCCGTGTTATAGTTAACACCTCCAGATACATTTCCCTTCTTATTAGACAAGCGTAGTCCAACGTTATAGTTTTTATTCGTATCACCAGAAGCATTTAAATTTAAATTACCTCTATTATAGTCTATTCCACCACTAAGGCTTGAAGTAGATTTACCCGCGTCAGTTTCACTTTTTTGAGTGTTCCTGTTAGCTCTTAGGTTAACTTCGTTTTTCTTCTCGTCTTGTTTTAGCGGAGATGGCACAGATACTTTTAAGTGTTTTTTTATCCAAGTCATAATATATATACTAACATTTCCAATTTCTTCTAGCTATGTCATTAGGACAGTCGCCATTTTTATCTGGGTTCTTGCATTTCTTAATACCAGCGGATCTAGCACAGTAAGACTTCTTACGTGATCCTCCACCTGGTTGAGGAGCTTGAACGTTACCACCTGTTTTATTGTTATAAGCTTTTCTCTCAGAAGCACTCATACCTGCTTTATAAGGCTTAGTTCTTTTAAGAGGCGTTTCAACCACATAATCAGCATCACCAAAATCATAGTTTTCTCCAGGTTTCATCTTCTTAGTAACACCATTACTGCCAACACCCTTAACAGGGAAGTCTACGCCTTTCATAGTAATTTTATTACTAGGTATAACGTTTACATCATTATCTACATCTGGACTATTAGATTTATAGCCAGTTGTAGATATTGCTGCTCTTATGTTTTTATTCGGTAGTTTAAATGGCATAATTACTTAGATCCAAATCCACCCATTTTGTAAGATGGTTTTGTTACGTTCACGGTCATATGCATAGGTGATCCTTTTTTCTTAAAAGCACTAACATTACCACCTTTGTCTTTAGCTTTTCTTTTTAATCTGTCGTATTTCTTTTTAGATATACCACCTTCTTTCTTTACGTAATTCCCTTCAGCATCTACAGATCCTTTTAGCTTGTCTTTGTATTTTGTTACTTTTCTTTTGTTTGAATCTCTTTTTCTCTCGCTTACCTTATCATTTTTATTCACACCAGCATCTTCCATGTCAGCATTGTTTCTTCTCATGGTTCTTCTTGTTCTGTTGGTCAAGTACTGACCTTGCTCAACACCACTTTGACCTTTTGAACCAACTCCAAGACTTGCTTGAGTAGCTGCCTCAGCCGCTTTCATTGTTGCCTCCATATCATCATACTCTACATCTCCTTGTTCTATTAAGGTTAATTGAGCATCTAATTCTTTTTGGTAAACTTGAGGGTCAATTGTCTCGCCACCTGGATTCTGTTGGAACGCAGAGGTTTGTTGTTTTGTAAATAAATTCGTAGTACCTGTAGAATCTTGCATGATGTTTATACCATCTAAGTTACCTAAATCTTCTCCAGAAAGTATATCTAAATCACCTTGGTCTGGCGATTCTCCTCTTCTAATAGCTTGTCTTATATTTCTGTTTGCTTTCTTCTTTAAACGCTCACTACCATCTGAAGCAAATCTTCTCATTCTCATATTACGTCTCATTTCTCTAGGCGTAAGTATGTTTGTTCTAGGTGTTGTACCTCCTGGGCCTTGAACAATTCCGGAAGCTTCGTCTAAAACGTCAGGTGTTGTAGTCTCATCCATCGCATGGCCAGTACAGTCGTTGGCTGGATCCATTAATTCTTCTTGAGACAAGCCTTCGCATTTCTTTGCAGACTTCTTATATTTTAGACATGCCGCCGAGTTAGGGGCAAGATTATCTCCTTTTTTAAGTTTATCACAAGCACCTATACCGGTATGAACTTTAGGCGTAAGTGTTGTTTCACCTTCCTCGTTTTTATCAATCTTAATAGACCCGTCGGTATTTAATGTTCTATTAAATTTAGCGTCTGTTTGTTGTTTAAAAGGACTTGCTTCTTGCATACCTCCGCTTCTCTCAACGTTTGTTAACTGAGGTTGTATGTTGGTACTGGATCTTAGGCTCATTCCAGCCCTTTTCATTTTAAATGCCATAGTTTATATGTTAATTATTCTGTTGGAAGAGGAGCTGGAGTCGTGTCGACATCAGCAACATCTTCAGTTTTACCTTGAGGCGTGTGATTTTTACATGCTTTTTTATTTGGATTTCTTAAACAATAAGCATCTTGCTTGTCATTACTAGCTTTTGTAGCAGTGTCTTTTTTTAATTTTGCATCTGCTATCGCTTTCTCTTGTGCAGCGGTTTCGGTTAAAAACTTTGTGTTAGTTAATTCTTGACATTTAGCTAATGCGTCGCCAGTTAAATCTCTATCTTCACATTTTTGTGAGGTTTGAGCAGCTGTTGCAGTATCACTACCACTACCTTCATCACCACCACCAACTTGAACTGGTTTTGCCATAGCTCTACTTGCTCCTCCTAAATCAGTTGAAAAGCCTTTTGCTGCTATTCCTGCTCCAGCCACTAAAGATTCATTGATCTTAAAAGGACTAGCTTTACTACCGCTTAGTTGAACTTGTTTTAATTTTAACTTAAATGCCATTATTTCGATTTTTTTGTTTTCTTATAAGCTTCAGCCTCCCAGGGTAGTTTTTGTGCCCCTTCATTCATTTTAGCTCTTGAGAATTTTTTACCTTTCCAAATTACGTTATCATCATCATAATCAAGATCACCTCTTTCCATTTGTTTGTGGTGAACTTCCTCATGATCTATAGCGTCTTTCATCTGAGCAGGACTAGCATCCTTACTTACGTAAGTACTACCGTCTTTGTTAGCCTCAGCCATTATGCCAGGTTCTAGATCCTTTTTTATTATAGGTCTAGATTTGGCATTTTGTGTTATAGGGCTTACTCTATTTTCCACCCTTTTTGCTTCCTCCACCTGAACCGTCTACAGGAGACTTAGGTGAGTTATTAAATAAGTAAGACTCAGGTTTTGTTTCAATAGGTCTATTACCTGCTGCAGATACAACTGGTGATCCTTCTACCTCAATGTTCTGTTTGTCTCCTCCTTCAAATAGTTTTTTCTTGCCTTTTTGAACGATTGCCGTTATAGGCATGTTTGTTATTCCTTTTGTTCCCATTATTTTGATGATTTTGCTTCTTGTTTTACTGGCATTAAGCATCCTTTTTTTCTTGAGTACTTACCGCCTGCTTTTTTACAATCTTCTCTTGCTTTACTTGATAATTTAATATTACCTATTGATTTAATAAACTTTTTACCTCCTTCAAGTATGTCTTCCCCTAAATCAACAGCTTTTTTAGGTAAGTCTTTAACTCTAACTTGTTTTGCTGGAGAAGGTTTTTCATTAAACTTACTTATCTTCTTCATGTTTCTAGCGTCCATACGAGCTGCTCTAGCTGTATGCTTGTTTCCTTTCTTAGTATCACCTGATTCATAAGCAGCTTCTGCTTTATCTCCCTGGTTAATAGTTCTTGCGCTTAATTTATTTATTTCTTTAGCTGGAGAAGGTTTTTCATCTTGCTTAGCTGGTGAGTGTCCGTACTTTTTAGCTGGCGAGGCTTTTATAGCAGCCTGTAATCCTTCAGGTAACATACTTTGTTTACCTATTAGTTGTTTCATTAACGGGGATTTACCCGCCATTTTGAAAGGTGATTTGTTGTGAGCCATTGTTTTATGTTAATTAAGTTAGTTTATTTTTGTTCTAAGTTTTTCGTTTGATTTTCCTTGATTTATAACTTTAGAAGTATTTTTCTTCTTAAATCTGTTATCACTATGGTGTTGGTGTGTAGACTTAAACATGTCTTTTACACCAGAAGTAAGTCTGCTTACATCTTTTGCAATATTTTTCCCAAACTTGCTTCTACCTTCTGGTGTCATTGTATTTTCTCTAAAATTTTTGACACCTGCATTTATAGCTCCAATTACACCATATCCTTTTCCTAACCTAGCATCACTTCCAATTAAGTCTTTTCCTCTAGATTTTGCTATTTTATCTCTTGTTGCGTCTCTTCTTGCATCATTTTGTGCAACTGTTTGTTTCATTGGCGATGCACCTATCTTTTTTGGTCCGCATCCTTTGTAGCCTTTGTATGCCATAATTATCTGTTTTTATCCTTAATCATATCATCAATAGCCTTATTGTAGACCTTGTCTGTATATGTCTTATTGTTATAAAACTTGCTTCGCTCGCTGGTAGGTAAATCCTCCTCGGCGAGCAATATTCTGTAAATTCTTGAGATTAGCTGTCTACATCTGAAAGAAGTCTTGTAAACGCTGTATTTAATTGAAGTGCGGTTTCGGTGACGCCAAACATCGATCCAACCATCTTTACGAAGTCGTTCCCAACGGGCTTTGTCCCAGGAGTATGTATATACACCTTCTATAAAATCATTACGTGTAAAATGAGTTTTGCAATCTAAATAGATGAGTAATTCTAAATCTGCATCTTTTATATTATAAGTCTTACAGGCCCATTTTCTAACAAGCCTGTAATACTTAAATAAATTTATTTCACGTAGATCAGAAGCGCTTAGTCTCATTCGACTAAAACAACGTCCCCTAAGTTAATAACTGTATATACTTTCTCTTTGTAAGAAATACCGTGACCTGCGTGTTTGTCGTAGAATATGACATCATCTTCTACAACACCCTGTACTTTGTCACCAACTGTTATTACTTTAGCTTTTTTGTATCTAACTTCTGTATCTGTTCTTTCTGCGATAATAAGACCACCAACCTCTCTTGGTTCTTCTTTTATCTTTTCTATTACTATGTAGTAGTTTATTGCTTTCATTATTCTCTTACGTTTGATATTACACAATCCGCAGACATAATAGTCTTAGCAACACTTACTGCATATTTAAGTGCTGACTTAGTTACAAGAAGAGGATCGACAATACCTTCTGTTACCATATGCTTAGTACAACCACATGTAACATCTATACCTTCTCCTTCTTCCCAACCTTCTGCCCAAGACACTCTTTCCATCATATTAGCATTTTCTAATACTTTTTCAAAAGGAGCTTGTATTGCGCTTAGTAATATTAACTCTCCAGCTCCACCGTGGTTTTCAACCATACTTGCAGCGTTTAACAAAGCAATACCACCACCTGGTACAATACCTTCCTCGATAGCAGCTTTAGTAGCATACAAAGCATCTTCCACTCTATCCATCTTTTCTTTGCGCTCTACTTGAGAGTAAGCACCTACTTTGATTATACCAACTAAACCTGATAACATAGCTAGTCTTTTTTGATGAAGACCTTTCCAATACTTATCTTTAGTTTCTTTGATTTTCTTTTCTACAGTTTTAATCCTATCTTTTAATAGTTTAGGATCTTTGTCTACAGTAAGTATTGTAGATCTTTTATCTGTAACAGCTTTCTTAGCTCTACCTAAAACATCTGGACTAATCATGTCCATATCATCTCCAAGCTCTTCACTTATGACCTTAGCACCTGTTAATAGCGCTATATCTTCTAGTGTATCTCTTTTAGATGGCCCAAATCCTGGTAGATCTATAATATTAACCTTTATATTGCCTTTAACCTTGTTCATTAACAAAGTAGCAAACGGTTGTTGCTCTAATTCAGCTATAATAAGCAGTGATTTACCACCTTTTATTATATATTCCAATATTGTCTGTATTTTGCGTACATTTTCCACAGGAGAATCTACGATTAGCACGTATGGCTCTTCTAGTACCGACTTATGGTTGTCTTTATCTGTTAATAGATGAGGAGATTTTATTTTACAGCCGTGAAGCTCAACCCCATCAACAATTTCGATGTGTGTTTGCTCATCTTCCGAGCCTTCCATCAAAACTACGCCGTTTTTACCTACTTTTTCGTAAGCCTCAGCGATTAAGTTACCTAGTGTTTCGTCGTTATTACAAGAAATCTTAGCTACATGCTTAATTAACTTGTCGTCTGCGGGAATTTTTATTTTTTCTAGGTACTCTAGTACTTTTTCTAAAGAATAATCTATACCATTCTTTATATTTCTTAAACTTTCCCAACCATCGTACTCATGGTAGTTAGTTAAAATAGAATGAGCAAGGACGGTAGCTGTTGTAGTACCGTCACCTGCTTCTTCTACTGTTTTGGAGGCAGCTTCTTTAACCAAAGTTGCACCAATGTTCTCGACCGGGTCCATTAAGACTACGCTTTCCGCAACGGTTACACCATCTTTTGTTATCACCGGTCGACCCATGGTATCTTCATAGATCACACATTTTCCAGATGCACCAAGAGTTGAGCCTACGGCTCTTGCTAACTTGTCTACACCCTTCATTATTTTGGATTTAGCCTTCTTATTGAAAGTTAACTCCTTTACTATATTACTAGCATTGTTATAATTCATTATATTGTATTTAATTAGATTATATTAGTATGGTCTATTTGAATGTTTTTACTACTGTAGGTCCTTTTAAGTAATCTACCTTCCTTTTGTAGTGTTCGACAGATCCGTCAATAGCTTGTTCAGCTCCTTCTACGGTCTCTCGTCTCGTTACATCATGCCAAACGTCTTTATCTTTAACGTCTAGGTATTCTGATTGATAATATCCACTTGGTAATTGGGTTATTCTCCAGTTCTTTTTATCTGAGAGATTTTTCCAAAGGTTAATGGTTTCTTCTGTAATTTGCGGTTGACTAAACTGCGTGCTAGTCTGGTAATGAAATAGTGTCATTGGTTTTGGTTTTAATGTTTAATAAAAATAGAAGTAAGGCGCCGATTAAGACGCCTTAAATCTAAAGGTTTTTGTGATTAGCTCACGATAACTGCTGAAACGGTTTGATTAGCTAAAGTTACTGAATTCAATGTTGAATCTGTAAGTAACGTTTTAACTGAATTTTGAAACGCGATTAAAGAAGCGTAATTTACAACTGCTGCATAAGTAATAGTAACTGTTGCATCGTTAACACCTAGCAATAAAGTCACACCATTGTGAGTTGCTTGAGATGATTGTACCATTGCGTCTGTTAAGACTAATCTGTGATTGTAAAATGTCGCTCCCCCAACGTTAACCGGGATAACTAGTTCTTTGTAACATGCCATAATTAATTGTTTTTGTTTGTCCTTTCGGACGTTAGTATTTGTTATTAGGTATTAGGTTAATTAAGTAGCATACCTACTGCCACTTTCTTTTTTAGTTCCTTGTCCGTCATTTCCTCTATTCTTAGAAGGAGATTCGTACTGTTGATCTTTATGATCATAGTCCATACCCTCTGACGCTCTGGGATTCTTTCTAGCCATACGTTGAGCATGTGCTTTTTTAGCTCTCCTAGCCGGTGTTTTAGCGAATGCTAGATCACGTGCCGCTTTATCTCTTCTTGCTTGAGCTGATAGCTTTTGTCCCATAGGATATATAGTTACATAATATATAAAAAAATTAAAACGTGACATTAGCCCCTTACTTATATACCTTATAAGGCTAGTGTCATAAAAAAAACTTGTTAAAAATTTTGGGAGTTTGTGTTGCTCCTACTCCTAACGACCGCACCGTAAAAGGGAAACTCAAATCTTTTTGCCGGGTCCCCATGTCCCTCTTCGTTTACCATAGACATACCCTTGTCAGTGTATAGCATCTACACCTCACTCACCTCACCTACTCTCTCTTTTCCCCCACATATTGAGACATTACCTAGCTGGCCCAGCCCACCAGCCACCTACCCTCATCACTCACGCATAAGATCTTATCATGTTGTATTATGTTACATTGTTATTACATTCTTATTATCCTTACATACTTGTATTACCTATGTACATACTATGTAT